CCATTAATAGCAATAGCAATATTATTTGTTTCGTCACTTAGCTCGTGGCGTAGTTCAGCATGTTTAAAACTACGTTTCTCTCTGCCACCTAGTGTAGGTGCTTGTGGATCAGCATGACCATGATGATAACCACTTTCTCTTACAATTTCTCTTAGTTTCATAGTTAGATCCCGTACTTGTTGCTCTTAGATTTAGCTACAGGGCTTGTAATATTTGTATCTTTAGCTTCTTTACTTTTACTACGCTTTTCTAGTTCTCCAGCATCACTAGGTATAGTTGCAATAGCTTGGTTAACCATCATATGTTCTTCATCAGTATAGGGAAATGCTACGTTGTATTTTTCAACCCAACTATCAGGATCCATTTTTACTTTCTTTTTACTCTTACCGTCAGCCATTGCAGCAGCCATCATAATACGATTTAGATGATAGACACGATCGTATCCGCCAACATCGCGGAATAAATGATAGCCTTGCCCGGCATTTACGTGTGCATGTGGGTGCTTGCCTTGCGGGTTGACGCTTAACTCTGCTAAGTGTTGCCTACCATTAGAAATAATATCTAAAATTTTCATACTTTTCCCTTAAACTCCGGAGGCGTCCCGTTCCAATACGGACGGCTGAACCATAACTTAAACCATTCTAAGTCTCCTGGTCTAATATTTAGCTCTCTTTGCAACTGTGCTTTTTCATTACCAGTTACTGAAATGTTACTACCTTGATCTGCATTGTATTCGTGTAACCTAGCACTATGTCCTAATCCCGCAAGATACTGTAGACTTTTAATCTCATATACAGGATCGTTTTTATCTAAAAAGCAATCATCTGGACTGTCTTGATTTAGATTGTCAGTAGAGATTCGATACTGTTTCATTTTAGTGAACTACGTAACATCCAACTATGCTTCTTGTGGGCATCTTGACGATCTGCTAAGAAATTACTTAGGCCATGGTCTCCATGCTGTTCAGCCATTTCAAATGTAATGCGGAATATATTAGCCATTTTTTCGCTATCTGCTAACAACTCCTGCAACATACCACTCCAATCTGGTACATGATTTTCATCTTGTACTGTAGTTAGCATACTGAATTTTTGCAGACTAGCAGGAGCATATACTTGTAGAGCACGTAGATGTTCAGCGAATGGATCAATGCTGCCATATACTTCTTCATATATAGTTTGAAACAATTCGTGTAGTTGAGCAAATAACGGACCTTCAACATTCCAATGAAAGTTATGAGCTTTTAGATAAAAACTAAATTCACTAGCAAATGCTGTCTTAAGTGCTAGATGGTATTTCTCTTCCATTTTCTTTTTCCTTTTTAACTTTTTTAACTTTTTCAGGATGTTGTCCAACTGCGGCAACAACTGTATCGTAATAATGCTGTCCATTAACTGCTAGATCTGGATTTGTACCAGCAGCTTGATAAAATGCTTTCATATCTCCTGCACGAGCGGCAGTGCGTAATGCAGTGGCACTACTTACACGTGGACTAGGTACGTGTATAATTTTAGCAAAATTGAAATATCCGTGAGCACTTTCTTTACCGTTATACTGATGTAACAGTTTGCCAGCCCAGGCCCAGTCAGTAGCATCAGTTACATAGGCGATAGTTGCACCGTCACCGACATCGCTATAAATGCGAGCTGCTAGTGTAACAATACTTGTTTCACCTAATATATGTCCTTGGATGCTAGGATCAATAGCAGCCATCCAAGCAGTTTTAAGATCGAATGGCAGTGGATCATTAGGTCCAATAGTTCCCGGATTAGTACCGATGTACCAATGTTGTCCAGCATGTTTAACTGCATCCCATACCTGTGCATGACCTTGATGCGGCGGATTGAATCGACCGAAACAGAAAGAAGCGGTTGCTTTATGATGCGCAGATTCAAATAGTTCTCGTAATTTCATTATGGTGTCCAAGCCGGAATAGCGCCATTAGGTGTTTGAATATCTCTACGAGGTACAAACTTAACATGACTGAATTGATGATGTTGACTCTTATAACGAACATGGCCTTCACCATTAGTTGCCCAAACATCGCCACTTGCACCTGCGGCTGCTTGTGCCATTACATGTTCTTTAAGTGTCATTATTTCTAATACGATTCTAAAGATTGCGTCTAATGCTGGTGTGTAGTGTGGACTTGAAATTTTATCTTTCTTAGGTTGACTAACCTTTTTAACATCCTGTTGCGCTAACCAACTATAAAATAAGTCGCTACTAAGATTATCTAACTGTCTTGATTTCGCTGCCCAGTTAACGAAAGGATATAACACACCTTCTTTTAAATTACTTAGGCCAGCACCTGGAGTAGATGCTATTGCTAGGAAACTATCAATAACACCTGCAGATTGTTTAATGTCTGCTTCAACACGATCAATTTCTTGTGTGTCTACTTTAGTCTTAGTTGTTACATATTCTGGACCCATAACAATTAATTGTGGGTTTGAATTAAATTCATCGAAGCTAGTTTTAGGTTGTTGTGTATTATCTGGAGCACCAAACACATCAAATGTACCGTGACCTACTACCATAACTTCAGCCTGACCAATTTGATGACCTAAATCACTTTCACTCTTAACATGATATACTGTTTTACTTTTTGGATTAGGATGGAAATTGTAAACGCTGTTAGCATCGATTTCTGGTCTACTTAAGAATAATGCATCAGCATAAACATACCCGCGGAATTTTGCAGGTGTTGCTGATTCAAATAATGGCCATAGTGATGAAAAATGTTGTGCAAATTGATCGCGTTCTGCTTTTTCTTCCGGAGTCTTTGGATTACCGCTTTGATTAGATATAAAGTCTTGTACTTCTTCTGGACGCGATGCTTTAACTTTGCGTAACCATTGATTATGTCCAGCAAGTGTAAATGCACCTTTCTCGTCACGTCCCCAGTAAACTTGTGGACTACCGTCCCATTTCAATCGTAACTGTTCGCCTTTACCGGCTGTAATTTCTTTAAGATGGTCAAGTGCTTCGATAGCACCTGCAGAATTATGTAAGAACGCCAGATCCTCGAGATGGTTGAAAGTTCTGCCCAATTGCTTAACTGGTGCAACTTCTGCTTCGCTGAGGAATAGCTCTCGTAACAGCACGATTAAACCTTATATAGTCCGTCTGCGTGATGTTGTTTGAATTCGTTATATAGTTTCTCGCAAACTTTTTTACAAGTACCTTTATCGAGATCTTCAGGAAGATGACGTATTGGATACTCTTGCAAGTATGCTCGATAACACTCTTTTGCTGCTTTTTCAAACACAGATGGGCGGAAATCTTGTTTAGTTTTTACAAGATGTAGACATTTAGCAATAACTGGATATACGTGAGTTCTATATACATCATCATTATTATGCATGAAATGTGATAGATCGTCTGGGAGATCAAAGTTGATCTCGTCTTTATCGCCTGTTCTCTGAACAAACTCTAAATCATCGAATTTTTTACCTTCTAGCAGTTCTGTAATACGCATTTTTAGCCCAATATAATATAATATAGCCTGTTAGCTACGGATATACTATTTATCGTAATAACAATTTCGTGCTATTGGTCTGATTTGACTATGCGCTCGATTTTATTGATACTGCCGCCTAAATGCATCTTTGCTAGCAGTAGGTTGTTTTCGCCTGTTACGTAAAAGTGTGTTCCGCCCCATGACCTGTTACTGTTAAGTGCTGTTATACAGCTTTTAGTTAGTTTGAGCTTTTTATTAGTTTCGGCCCAGCTAATAAAACTCGAATGTTCTTTTATGGTTTTTCCAAGGGTAACTTTAAAATCGTAGTTAGTTTTAGTCATTAGAACCACCCCTTGCTCTAACACAACATTTTTATCGGGTTGGCTGATATACTTAACTTGTTCGGGCTCTATCTTTTTAAGGCTATCGATATCTGCTTTATTGTTTGTATAGATTGTAAGCCACGGACTTTCTACTCTAACATCAAAATCAGACATTTTACACAGTTGTTTATGTAATTTAAAACAAAAATCTAAATCCTCTTTAGATTTAATTTTAGTAATCCATGCATGACGCATGGTATCTTCCTTACTCACTGTAGGAATGAACCTAGTTAACTGTTCATAGATAGTATCAAGGTCACCTGATCGAAACCATTGTGAGCCAGCACATATCAATACAATTTTGTATCGGTACTTGTTCCGGAATAGTTGTCTAGTTACTTTGTATTCCATCTGCTGACTCAGTAATGTTTTCTGCTGTTAATAGAGGTACTGTTTTAACAGGTTTTGGTTTTCCTGTCAGTTGTAGTTTATCATTCTCAACACTAACAGTTAACCAACCACCAGTTCTAAGATCACCAAACAGCATCATACGAGCTAGGTCGCGTTTGATTTCTTTATCAATAACACGTGCTAGAGGACGAGCACCCATCTTAGGATCAAAGCCTTTTGTAATTAACCATTCAACTGCATCTTTATCGACCTTAATACGAATACCTTTTTCTTTAACTTGCACTCGAATTTCTTCAATAAATTTATCAACAATCTTAACCATTACTTCTTTAGATAATTTATTGAATGTAATAATAGCATCTAAACGATTGCGGAACTCTGGAGTAAAGAATTTCTTAAGTTCCTTATCGCTATAGTCTTTTTCCTGCCCGCCGAAGCCGATAACATTCTTTTCAGCATCTTGTGCACCAGCATTAGTTGTAAGGATAAGAATTAAATTACGGCAGTCTGCACGTTTTCCATTACTACCTGTTACAAAACCGTTATCCATAATTTGCAGTAACACTGTCATTACATCTGGATGGGCTTTTTCAACCTCATCAAGTAGTAGTACAGCATTTGGTGCTTCTTGAATTTGTGTAATCAATAATCCAGCGTTCTCTTCGAACCCTACGTAACCTGGAGGGCTACCAATTAGCTTAGAGATACTATGTTTCTCTTGGTATTCTGACATGTCAAAACGTAATAGCTTGACACCTAAGTTCTTAGATAAAGACTTAGCTGTTTCGGTCTTACCGCAACCAGTTGGCCCCATGAATACAAACGATCCAACGGGTTTGTTCTCTGATTTAAGTCCTGCTTGAGCAACAATAATTTTATCAACTACTTCTTGTAGTGCGCCATCCTGCCCATATACATCTAATTCTAGTTTGTTTTGTAGGCCAATGACTTGAGCACTTTCTGTTTCTGAAACTTGTTCTAGTGGAATGTTAGTCATTTTAGCAAGTTCGTATTGAATTTCACGTGCTGTAATAACTCGTTCATCAGCTAGTTTTAGATTAAAACGTGAAGCAGCCAAATCAATTAAGTCAATTGCTTTATCCGGCAATTTCTTATCAGTTTGATATTTTACACTTAGTTTGATAGATGCTTGTAGCGCATCGTTATCGATCTTAACATTATGATATCCTTCATAGTATTTCTTAATACCTTTAAGGATTTGTAAACATACTTCTTCGGTAGGCTCGTCAACAGTGATGCGTTGGAAACGGCGCATCAGGGCACGATCCTTTTCAAAGTGCTTGCGATATTCTTCCCATGTGGTACTTGCAATAACTTTAATGTTACCTTTGCTTAGTGCAGGTTTCATCATGTTAGCAAGATCATTACTGCTATTACCAGCAGACCCTGCACCACTAATCATATGAGCTTCGTCAATGAACAATACTGTCTTGCCTTTCTTAGCAAGCCCTTTTAGAACCATTTTAAAACGTTCTTCAAAATCTCCGCGGTATTTAGAACCCGCTAACATAGCACTAATGTCTAAGTTATAAACGGTATATTCTTTTAGGAAGTCTGGAACAGCACCTTTGACAATATTATAAGCAAGGCCTTCTGCTATAGCAGTCTTACCAACACC